GATGAGTGAACACAAGACGATTTACGCTGCGCTTGCAGCCGCGCAGGCCGAGATGGGCCGCGCGCTGAAAGACAGCACCAACCCGCACTTTCGCAGCAAATACGCTGACCTTGCCAGCGTCATGGACGCCTGTATGCCAGCACTTAACAAGCACGGCATTGCCGTTTTGCAGCCTGCTTATGACGATGAAACGGGCCGCTATGTCAAAACCATCTTTGTGCATGGCGCAAGTGGTGAAAGCGTTGAGTGCCGCGTTCCGCTTGTCGTGGCGAAGAATGACATGCAGGGTTATGGCTCCGCCGCTACCTACGCCCGCCGCTATGGCTTGATGGGCATGGCAGGGATTGCCCCCGATGACGATGACGGGAATGCCGCGTCAAAGGCCCCGCCGCAAAATGACGGGCCTGACCCGCAGGTGATTGAAGCCGCGAAAAAGAACCTTTTTGCCGCGCCGGATTTGGACGCCCTGAAATCAACGTGGGCAGACATCCCCAAGCCCGTGCAGCACGTCCCGGCGGTTATCAATGCCAAGGATGCTCGAAAGGCTGAATTGGACACGCAGCCCGCCCCGCAAAAGCGCGACGATATGGGCGGCGATGAAATCCCTTACCAGTGAGGTCAAACATGGAAGATCAAGCACCCACAAACGAACGCGCCGCAATCGGGGGGAACAACCCGCCTGACCCGATTGACGAACTGACCGCCACTTATGACGCCGAACGCCAAGAGGCCGAAAACTGGCTTGACGGTGAACCCGTCGAAAACGAAGCGCAGATGAACGAGGTGGACAAGCTGCGCAAAGCCATGCGCCAGTGGCGGCTTGACCTTGAGAAAGGCCAAAAGTCAGCAACCGCCCCGCTGCATGACGCTTACAAGGCTGAACTAGCCCGGTGGAAGCCGACGATTGACGACGCCAAACGGATTGAAAAGGCCCTCGTATCCACCGTTGACGCATTCAAGCGCAAGCTAGCAGAGCAGAAGCGCGCCGAAGAACAGGCCGCATGGGAAGCCGCGAACAAGGCAAAACGCGAAGCGGAGGAAAAAGTCCGCGCGGCTGAGGCCAGCAACCTTGAGGCGCAACGCGAGGCTGACGCTGCAAAGCAAGAAGCAATTGAGGCCGAGAAAGCCGCCCAAGAGGCTAGGCGCAATCAGGTCAAAGGCCTGCGCACCGTGACCAAATACGAGATCACGGACCACCGCGCTGCGCTGCACGACATTGCCCAGAAAGACCGCGATGCGATGACCGCGTTTATCGAGGACTATGTGCGCCGCAATCACAAGGCCCGCGCCATTGCGGGCGTAAATGTCTGGCAGGAAAAAGAGGCGTATTGATGAACTGGCGGCATACAGTCACCGACGCGCAAACCCTTGTGACGCTCTACACGCGCCTTGGGGATATGCCGCACCCGTTCAACGTGACGGTTGCGCCCGGCGAGGGCCAAAAGCGCAGCCTGTCGCAAAATAGCCTCTTCCATAAATGGATGAACGAGATTGCAAAGGCCACGCATGATGACCCGGCCAGCGTTAAAGCTGACTGCCATATCAGGTGGGGCATCCCGCTCTTTCGGGCTGAGGATGAAGCCTATGCCCGGTTTATAGAGCGCGCCCTTGGCGGGCTTAACCGCGGTGAGGTGAAGGCCATGATCGAATCCGGGTTTATCCCCTGCACGAGCCTAATGAGCAAGCCGCTACTGTCTCAATACATGGAAAGCGTCTGGCGTGGGTATGCCGCCAATGTGCAGCTTTCCGACCCAGAGGAATTAAAGTGGAGGGCCGCAGCATGAACCTCATGGGCAAACCCCCGCTTGGCCTCAAGACGCCCAAGCCAAAGCCAAACCGCGCGCACATCGCTAAGGTGAAATCCCTGCCGTGCGTAATTTGCGGAGCGCCGCCGCCGAGTGATGCACATCATTGCATTCACGATAGGTACGGGACGCAAAAGGTAGCCGATGAATGCACGATCCCGCTTTGCAAGAATTGCCACCAGAACGGGCCAAACGCCATTCACAATGGCAAGGAAAGCTGGCGTAAACGCAACGGCGCGGATCACGATTACCTGCCGCTGGTGCGGGACATGATTGAAGGAACAGCCGAATGAGCAACAGGAGTCATCATGGCTATTGAACTGCCAACCCGCGAGGATTTTGAGCGCCTTGAAAATGAGGTGCGCCAACTGCGCGAAGCCGTGAAAGGCGCAACGATCACACCGGCCCCTGAATGGGTCAGCATTCGCGAGGCAGCGGAGCGCAAGGGGTGCCACCCTGACACGATCCGACGCCGCATTGATGCCGGTGAATTGAAAGCGCGCGGCTCGGGCCGGTTGCGCGAAGTGTACCTACCCTAGCATGTCGGCAATGTCAGACGCCGACCGATTGTAATATCGCATCAACATCTTGAGATCAGTATGCCCCACGATACGCGCCAAATCCAAGACCTCGACCCGCTGCGCAAGCTGCGTGATGGCATGGTGCCTGCTATCGTGGAATGTCAGCCCATCCACCTTAGCCTTGGCCCGGAGTTTACGCCAGTTCGCATCAAGCTGCCGGGGCGTCATGGAAAAGACGCGCGGGAAGGATTCAAGTTCCACCAGCATCGCCCGCGCGGCCCTCGACAACGGCACATCGCGCGGCCTGCCGTTTTTGGTTTTGTGCAGGTGTGCAACGCCACGATCCAGATCAATGCAATCCCAAGTCAGCCCGCAGACCTCACCGGCCCGCATGGCTGTCTCACAGGAAAACATGAAAGCATGAAAGGCGCGGCCCGTGTACGTTGATAAATCCCCCGCTGCATCTCGCAGCCGTTCAATCTCGGCAGGTGTCGGCAACCTTTCCCGCCCCTGTGGTGATGGTGGCTTTTTGACGTTTTCCATTGGGTTCGAGCGCAGCAACCCCCATTCCTTTTTGGCCACGCTAAACACGCCAGACAAAATGCCCATTTCCCGCCGCACTGTTCCGGGCTGCACTTCGCCAAGCCGAGTATCCCGCCACCGGGCCAAGTCAGCCGCCGTTACATCAGACAGCCGCTTGCGGGCGATGGGGTCACGCTGCATCTTTTCAAGCCGCATGATTTCCCACCGCGCGCCGCGCTTCGATGGGCTAACTTCACGGGAGTACCTTTTTAAAACATCGCCAAAAGAAAGCGTTGCCGCTACCTTTTCGCCGCCGGTTATGAGAAACTCCTCATGCGCGGCCCAATCCGACGCCTCGCGCCGGGTGGCAAACACGCGTGACTTGCGCACCCCCTTTCGGGCAATCTCTGCCCGCCACCGCTTTCCGACCTTGCGAATCGAAGCCATGCCCGCCCCTTGCGTAAAAAATGCGTACTCAGTTGCGCAATCTTACGCATCACGCAGAAGCCGTTGCAAATGGCAAAAGCGTAAATACCTATGTTTTGCGGGTTTTTGCGTTTGTATCTACTGCAAATATATGCAAGTGTGGTGCCCAAGGTGGGCGGCGTCATTCGTTGCTTTATCAGAATGTTGGGAAGGGGGATGCGTAAAAAATGCGTAGCAAGAAGAAAAAAGGCCAGGTTTATTTCCATTACGATAAAGACGGCATTCTTCTTTACGTTGGCATGTCGTCAACATTTTTAAGCAGGCAGGCTCGTCACAAAAGCTCGCACTGGTTTGAGGAAATTTCGACCATAACCATAAAGCACTTTGAAACTAGAGCCGAAGCTTTGGACGCTGAAAAGCTGGCGATTGCCTCGCTTCATCCAAAATACAACTTAAAACGTCCGTCTATTTCAGGACCGTGCCACCAAGATTTGGACCTTCAAGCGGATGAAGGTGACGAGGAAGTCATCCCTTGGGATGTCATTGAAAGTATGGCGCGAAAATACATTGAAGATGAAAGGGCCGCTCGTGAACTGGACAACATTGAATGGTGACGACGCCACATGCTCATGCGCGGGCTGAAAACGAAAGGGGAAAGTTTAAAATGACACATGACACAAGCGGGCCAGCGTTTCCTGCGCAACCTACCCCAACCATACCAGCGAGGGGCAGCGCGCCTGCCTTTCCGTGGTGCGATTGGCACCAAACAACCATAGGAGAGTGATCTTGAAACACTTTATCACAACCGCAGTCGCAGCCGTTGCCTTGACTGGCATGGCACATGCCGATGATGACAACTTCAACGGCGTCCAAGGCGCATTTGGTGGCACCGTCAGCACCTTTGCAAAATCTGGTGGTGTCTCGGCCACGGGCTCACTGGGTGGCTACCAAAACACCAGCATCCGCAACGAAAGCGGCAGCGGTGAGTTTGCTGGAGCCAGCATGACGTGGAGCGCGGAGGACGGTGCTGCCAGCATCACAGGTGAGAGTTTCACAGACGGGTTCGACTTCTCTGAAACCATTGCTGGCGGTGGCTACGGCGGATCGTTTGCAGCACGTGCTGGCTTTGCCAAAGCCGAAGGTGGCTTTGCTGGTGGCTTTGCCAACGGTGATTCCGATGACGACGAAGGCTTCCCCGGCTTGGGCCTAGGCCACGGCGGTTTCGACGACGGGACGCCCGGGAATCCTGACAAGTGGGACGACGAAAACGACGATTGATCAGCTGGGGCGGGTTGCCGCCCGCCCCAACACATCCCCCAGCTACAGGAGAATGACTATGAACCTTGCACGACTCACAGCCGCTTTTATCTTATCAGCCAGCGCCGCCGCAGCGCAATCTATCACATCTGACAGCCAATCCCAAAGCGGGTCTTACAGCGGCGTCAACATCGAGGGCAGCACGACTGATTTCTCAGATCAGGTGCCGGGTATGGGCGCACCCTCTATGAGCCATACAACAAGCTGCGCTCTATCTGCGTCTGGTGCTGTCTCCGGCCCCGGCTTTGGCATTGCTTTCGGCAACGGTCGCATTGACGACGAATGTAACACAAGGGAAGAAGCACGATTCCTGCATGACCTCCTTACGCAGCGCCCGTCATATGCTCGGAAAGCAGCGATTCATCATGCGTGTAGCCGTGATAAGTCAATGCGTAAGACACTGGTAGCTATCGGCATTTGCAAAGTGGTGAGGAAGTAATCGCGCCAGCAGACGCAATCATAATCGGCATTTTGCTGTACCTAGTTTTTTATGGAGGACCACACCAATGACTGGCACAGACACAAGCGCAGATGAGGTGGTCACATCAACAGGCCGCATCAAAAAGCTACACAGCATCGGTTGTGCGGATTACTTACACTTGGCCCTCCTATCCGAACGAGACCGCTACAAAGCACGAGCCGAGCGGGCGGAGTGGGCCTTGGGGTGGTATGCAGACGAGACAAACTGGATACAGACCAGCGCGGCCAATGACGACCCGCATGATGGTCGCTTGCGCGACATCTGGGACGGCGATTTTGCTGATGGATGGGGTGTAGCCCGCGCCACCCTCGCCCAGATCGACGCTGAACCTGTCGAACCCCGCCAGCCTACGGTGCAGGAAGCGGCGAGGGTGTTGCTAGCGGACTGCGATGAAGGTGAAGGTATCTTGGGTGAGTTGGTGTGTTTCAGTCAAGACATGGACGGTGAAATTGAACCGGACATTGATGGTGACTGGGTTCGGTATTCTAGTGTTGAAGCCGCCCTACGCGCCCTCGCAGAAGGAGACATCCAATGACGAAAGCACCTGAGCGGATTTGGCTCACCACCTTTGTAAAAGATGAACACGGAGCAAAACTGGGCCGTGGGACTGTCGGTGATTTAAACCACTGGCCAAATCCAGATTACCCGGAATACGTCCAAATCGACCACGCCCTAGCCCTTGTGGCGGCGGAACGTAAGGCGTGTGCGAAAATGCTCAACAAGTATGCGGGTGAAAAAGGTTCGACCAAAACGCCACAAGGAAGAACAGCAAATTTTTACGCACGAAAAATCCGCGCCCGATCCGACGACGACGCACAGACCGCGCTTGAGCGTGTGAAGCAAGAGGTAAGGAACGAGGCGTTGAGGGAGGTTTATCAAAACTTACGCACCTACGCACCACATCATGACCCTATCACAGGGCCGGAACATGACGTTGGATACGCCAATGGCTATCACACTGCGATGAACCGTGTTCTTGACTTAATCACAAAGGACCAGATCGATGGGTGATTTATTTTCACAGATCAAAGACCAGCTACCGCCAGACACCTACGATTTAAGCACTGCGGAAGGTCGCGCTGCGTGGGATCACGATCTAAGAGACTTCATAAACAACGTAGAGGATTTGCACGTCAGACAGCACCTTGGAAACATGGTGAAAGAATGGCGATGGACAGTTTACAACCCCGAAAAGGGTGGAAGCGGCACTCGGGAAATAACGTCTTTTGACGACGAAGAAACCGCGCTTGAGCGTGTAAAGCAAGAGGCTCGGAACGAGGCGCTAAGGGAGGCAGCTACTTTAATAGCACGCGGCGGACTTCACACGTTGAAAGACAGAACCGACGCCATCCTCACCCTAATCACGGAGGACCAGAGCGATGAGTGATGACTTCCGACTTAGCACAAAACCGAATGATGATGATGTAAACCGCGCAAATTGGATCATTGATCGACAGTCAGCACGTATCGAAGCCCTAGAGGCCGAGAACGCGCGGTTGCGTTCGGCTTTGAAACCGTTCTCTGAGGAAGCGGGCTGGTGGTTTTCTAAAGGATACAACGCCAGTGAGCCGCCTGTTGAAGGTTTTGATGATTACCAAGGAGTTATGACGTGCGGTGATCTGTTCAACGCCCGCGCCGCCCTACAGGACAAGGAAGGTAAGTGATGGGCTTACCATATGACATAGCCCGATGCGCCGTGAACCACGAAAACCACCACTGTCCGCTTGCCCACCACTGTGCGCGTCGGATCGACAAAGGCCGCGCAGAATATCAACCATTCACAGCTTTCAAGACCCCGACCGATTAGGCCGGGGCTTCTTATTTACTGCACAGTGCAACACTTAACCGCAATATCTACGCCTAAGCATCATTGTGTATTCAATCCCATCTGATAGGTCCATGAATACCCTTTGTCGGCCATCGTGCGTGCTTGATAGCGGGTTCACTACTAAAAGAGCAGACCTCCCCTCTGCGAAGTCTAGCGGGGCAAACTGCGGCCTACCCTCTGAATAACTATCGCGCGATTTGTAGCCTCGCAAGCGCACTGTCTGGTAGGTCTTCTCACGCCAGCCATTCGGAAACTTGGTTTCACCGTGGTTATGGCGATGCCCCGCAACATAGGTATCGGCGGTCCCGTCCTCTAGTGCCATTTTCATTGGCCCGTGGTTGGGGTTGTAAATGCTCGACCCCTTGAAGTCGTGCGAAGCGGCAATGACGTGTTGATCTCGTGACCCATCACCCCACCTGTAAATCAGGCGAGCGTTCCAGTCGTACAGCCGGGACTTCAGAACGTGCGCATCCCACTTCACGCCGGATTCTGCAATAAACCACTTGGCAAGGCTGCGCGCCTGCTTTGTGGTTAGGAAATTGTCAGCCTCTTTCGCGGCGAGTTTTCCCGTATATCGGAAGTTGTCGAGAATATCGCCAAGCTGAATCGCCCGCGTGCCAGTGGCGGCAAGCAGTTTCACATCCTCGTGAAGCGCCTCAAGGTTTGCTCCCCGGTTTGATAGGTGTGGATCACCGATAAGCGCCACGCAGAAAGGCTCCGGCCTCACCATAAACACTTGCGGTTTTTTGCGGGCAGTGATGTAGGCGTTCGTGGCAACTTTCGCCCGCGCCAAAATAGCAAGCGGGTTTTCACGTTCACCGTCTTCCGTATCCCACTCCTCGGGCGGAATAAGCCGGTGCCTAACTGAGCCTACATCTATGCCGATTTCTTCGGCGGCATAAAATGCTGCGCCCCTTTGTGAAGGCTGGCCCTCTATTTGATTGAGTGGATAGCCACGATCCATGAAACGCTTAACCACCATAACGGTGTCAAAGCATTGCTGTCTTGTTAAGGGGGGCGTTGGCATTATGCAGCATCCCCCAGAGTGCGCTTAAAGGCATCTACAGCGTCACCCCAGCCATGCGCGTGGAACTCAACGCAGAAGGCTTTGAACTTGACCTTGCTGCCCTCGGGAATGCGCGACTGAATGTAGTTGGTGACGTGCCGCTTGCGTTCTTCGCATTGCGCAAGGCTATCAGCGGCGCGGCTTTTCCAACCCGGTAACTGGTGCGGCTTGGGCTTCTCTGGCGTGGAAAATAGCACAAACATTCGATAATGCGTTTCTTGCGCATTGACTGGAGTGGCCATAAAAAAAGCCGCGACAAGCGCGGCGGCGAGACGTTCCATTAGGGTGCCCCCCCCCTGTTGACCGAATGGGATTATTCGGCTTCTTTAGAACTCTGAACATTTGACCATTTTATGTGGACAAAACTGAACATTCTCGAAGAGGTTGCGGCGTAGTGTATAAAATCGCGAATTGCGCTGTGGCGTATAAACCTTTATATTTAAGGGGTGCAGCGGTGTGACTGAGAGGCTTAAAGTTGAGGGACGCCAAGACGCACTAGCTAGCGCCGCAGGTTCGAATCCTGCCGCCGCTGTACATTACTTCACATGCCCCGGTTCGAGTGTATTCAGAACCACGATGAACCGCTGCGTTGCGCTTACGTCCGCATCATGCAAACGCTGTATTCGCGTGGTGAAAAGCCATTCGCGCGGGCGTTCCCAAAACAGGAACGTGCCGACCGTCAGGTTGTAGAGAATATCAACAAAGACAAATCCCGTCAGAAAGGCGATAGCAACCACCACTTGCCGGGGCAGGAACGTGTTTATCCATGCGTAAAGCGAAAACCACGCCAGCACAAAAAGCGTTACGGGCGCGGCCAGCATGTGGCGCACCTCAAACCATGTTCTGTCCATGCAAGTTGTCCCGCTTGCTATGCGTGAAAGAAAGTCACTTCGCTTGCCAGATGGTTACCAGCACCCCAACTCCCGGCCAAATTCGTTGTGAGACAAAATGGCCGAAGCATCACGATCCGAAAGGCCGTTGATTGACTGATCATCAAGCGTGATGGGCTTCCATCCCGCGCAGTTAGTCCCGGCCCCATTCATCCCGCAGGCCGTCACGAGCATCAGAGCCTTCATTGCGAGTGTCAATTTCATCACGTAACCTTTCGTTTTCATATGCGCCCTGCATTTGCTCTGCATCGCGTTTGGCATTAGCAGCAGACCGGCCCTTGGAATAGGCACCTACAAGCGCAGCAAGCGTGCCGAGGCCCGCAATAATGTAGGGCAGAAAATCGCCCAGTATCAGTTCAATCATGTTGACCAACCCAATCGTTTCGCGATGCGCCACCAAGTAAGGGCCAATGCCGTTATGGCCCCAGCAATAGCCTGAGTCGCCAATTCAATCATGGCCGGGTCTGTCGTGAGGATGGTCGCAGCTTGCGGGGGTAGGCCCCGAGCGGATAGCCAGCCCGCAAGGATGTAAAGCGCGATACGAACAAGCGGTGTGATTTCAGTCATGACTTACCTCCAAAGATTGCACGCAGCGCTGCCAAAATTGCCCCCAGAATGCCGCTAGGCTGCTTTGCGGGGGTTACTGCGGATGGCTCTAGAAGATTGCGCAGAGTGGCGCTTACATCGCGTTCAACGCGGCTTGACCAGTCTGGGGTGTGGTTGCTGTGCACACGGGTATATTCCGGCATGGTGCCTTGGTTGTGCCAAACGCCAACAAAGAACAAATCGCGTTCCGCCTTGCGCCGCTCCTCGATCTCAGGCGGGCGCTTCCAGTCCATGAACCGTTTACGGGCCGTGCGGTAATCTCCGGACTTCCAGTGTTTCACCCAAGATGCGCGCTTGATTGCGCCTGTGTTCCAGTGGAAAGATAGCGCGGCGGCGAATTGCTCTTCGGTCAAGTCATACCCGGAAAAGACCTCTCGAACGTCTTCTGCATACCGCTCAAGCGCCCAGACAAACACTTCAAGGCACTTGGAAAGGGGTTGCGGGCTGTCGATGTACCGCTCGACATTATGGCCGCTGGCGTTGGTAAGTCCGACGCTCCAAGTCCATTTGCCCACGCTGTCTTTATAGGCTTGCCTTATGACAGCCTCATGGTGCGCGACCTCAAGGGCAACGCGCGTTGTGATTTTCTTCATGGGGTTACTCCAATCGGCTCTCAAGGATGTTCAAGAGCCGGTTCACATCGCCGCGCATTCCGCGAATGTTTTCTTCAATCCGCCCAAGCTGAACCGCTTGCTGACTTGCCGCAGTCTCGATGGAACTCACACGCCCATTTAGGGTTTTGATGCCCGCTCTATTGGCCTCAATGTCCTTGAACATTACAGCGGCTCCCCAAACTACAACCGCAACCTGCCCCAGCATTCCAAGGATCAGAGCGATCGGGACACGCTTATCAAGGTGCCATTCGTTTTCTTTAGGCATCAGTTCGCAGTCCTTTCAGCCATTTACTTCACTTGGTTCGTTGATAACTGCCCATGCCGCCAAGCCGATGAAAGCGACCTTTGCCTTCCGCCTCGGCGCACCACCTGCCATCGCTCCGTCATACCATTCCGCCGCCGCCTGTGGCCTGCCATAGACCCCGGATTCCAGCATGTAGTCATGCACCAAAGCGGCCAGCAAAAACCGGGGATCGTCGCGGCTGATAAACCAACGCGCCCACCACGGAACGCTGGATTCAAACTCGCGGGGCGGGATTGTCACCCATCGCCCCGAGCCTTGGTGGCCGATTTCCCATTCAATCGACCTAGTGCTGCGATGGCGTCTTTTGGTGCCGCGTTCAAACTTCGGAGGCATCAATCAAATACCTTTCACCCGAAACGCTGCAAACTCACCGTCACGCAATTTCTTCTTTGCGTGGTCAATCCAGCCCGGTGAATTTACAGGATAACCACATTCACGCGCCCAATCCTCAGCTACTACAAGCGGGATAGAGCCAACCTTTCGCCATGCCGCGTCACCGCGCATTGATGGGGCCTCACTGGCCTCAAATTTGTTCCGCCGGATGATCTCGGAGACGTCTTGCCGCCGGTTGAAAATCAGCTTGTCGTCAACCGTATGCGTAGTTTCGATAATGCCGCTTTCATTCATCGGCATCGGTATCAACCTTCTTTTTGCGCCCGCGCGAACCCTCGGCCCAACCGCGCTTAACCAGCACTTCGCCGGTCGCGTCATCCGTATCAACAAGCGCGCCCTGCGCCTGCGCCTTGCCGTTCACAAAAGGGCGGCGATCGGTTGTGATTTTGATTTTCATGTCTTTGCCCTCAAAATAAAAAAGGGCGGCCCGAAAGCCGCCCTTACTTCACTGTCCTGCTAGTCGCTTAAAGCGAGGCATCCACATCAGCCAAGACGCCATGCGCCTTTTCACTGTCAACGCAAAGGCCATACTCAACCGAAATCAAGCGACGATCTGCGTGGCCGGTGCGGGCCAGCGGGCGCTGCTTGGTTTTCGACAGGTAAGCAATGCGCGCATACGACGGGTCCAGAATAAACACATCACGCGACCGAATGTGCCGCGACGGGGTGATGGTCAAATCACCAAAGTCGGACACATAGAGATCAATCGCGCCGCCGCCGGTTTTGTCTTCGGCTTGGCGGTACTGCGTGGCAATGCCGGTGAAAGTCGAAGAAATCTTCTGTTTCACAGCCGAGCCACAAAGAACCATGGAAGGCTCTGCACCTTCATCCCAGCAAGAGGCAATGACCGCCTTCATGTCGGCTTCGTCAAGCGCCCGCAGGGTGCCATCAGTTGCCGCCGCGTCGGGATAACCCGCCGTGGTGCCTGACAGCGTGCCATTCGCGCCAGTACCGCCACGATCCACGTTAGTACGCAGGAACGCGCCAAGGCCAGCCGAAGAACGCGCCGTACCAGAAGCACCAGCGGCACCCGCCACATTGTCAAGCAGCATGGTTTCCATGTCGCGCTTGAGTTCCTTCATTTTGTACGCGACCTGCTTGGCCGTGGTTTGCGCGTCGGCAACGCCGTTCACAGCATTTGCCGTGTCGGACACTTCAACCACCTTGTCGGAAATCTGGGTGTAGTTCCCCAGACGCACGGCGTTGGTAGGCGCGTCGTTGCCCGGTGCGGCCTCCCCTTCAATCACCCGGTTGTCATCGGCAGGCGAAGCAAGGTCGGTTTCTGCCCATTCAAAATAGGTGTTGTCCACGTTCTTAGTGCCGATTGCCGACATGAACGGGGTTTCGGTGGGCGAGATCGAAATCATCGCATCGTGAAGGTCTTCACGAATTGTTGAGACATCATAAGTCTCGTTGGTGTTTGCGGAAACAGCCATTGGGTTTCTCCTTTAGTTTCCGGTCAATAGGAAGTTGGCAACATCGTCGATGCTGCCGGTTTTGCGCATCCGCTCTGCCGTGCGTTTGGCTTTGGCCTTGTTGCTGTCACCCTTCCGGGCGGCAGGCTTCATGGGCCGCGCTTGTTTCGCCTTCTCGGACACAGTTTCCTTGGAGGCTTGCAGTTCCCGCCACTTGCGCGCATCGTTCAAAACCTGAACGTGTCGCGCGTCCACGATTCCGCCGAGTTCTTCATCGGTGAAGCCGTAGGTTTCCTTTGCCGTTTTCAGAATTGCGCCCTGAACTTGCTCGGCCTTTTTGGGGTCGGCAAAGTCGGGGTCACGCTGCTGTAAGGTTTGCAGTTGTTCCGCCAAGTATTTCTGACGCATTTGCGCCTCGGCCTGCTGTTGCTGGGCCTGCACTTGCTGGACCTGCTGCATTTTACCTTGATATTCGGCAACGTCCTCGTCGTACTGCGCCCGCGCCTCCCAATAAGCGATGGGGTCGGTTTGGAGCAGTTCTTTTGAGGGCATTTGTGGGGGTTGCAAACCGCCTTGCTGGACTTGCTGTGCCATCTCGGCAAGTTGGTTGCGCTCTGATTGCAACGTCTGGAAATGTTGCTCCAACTGCTTTCGCATGTCGGCATTTTCCTGCATCCGTTGCTGCACATAGGCATGACCGGAAAGGGCTTGCTTGGCCTCCTCGACGGTTGCCGTCCGTTCTTCACCGTTCACTTTGAAGGTGATGGCCGGGCCGTCTTGGGCTGCGTCGTCCGTTTCCTTGTTTTCAGCCTGTTCTTCGTCGGCTTCCGCGTCTGCGGTTTCTGCTTCTTCCGCGTCGTCCGCATCTTCGGTTGCCTCCCCATCTTCCACCGCGTCGGTCTGATCGTCGTCAGGTGCCTCGTCGGTTTCAGGCGGGGTTTCATCCACAATTTCCGCATCTTCCACGGGTTGGGGATTGTTCAAGAGGCCCTCGGCCACTTGTTCGATATTGTCAGTCGGTGCCACGGTGCTGACCTTTCTTTTCTGCGAGGGATTGAGCGGCTTCCCAGCTGCTCAATTTCCCCTCGATGCTGCTGATTGCACGCGTCATTGCGTGCGCCTCATCGCGGGCCGCGCTGTCTTGCGCCCCGCTGCTAAGGAACGCGGCGATTGCCTCGTCCCGAAGTTCTTGAATGACTTGCTGAAACGTCTCATCGGCCCGGAGCCGCTTGGCTCGGGCTGCACGCCGTTCTGTTTCTGTCATGGGTTAAAAGCCTTGCGTTCCTTGGGGCGGGTTGTTCGCCGCCTGCGCCGCCTTGATGGCGTTGGCGTTTACCTTCACGTCATACTCGCCAAGGATTTTTGCCACTTCCAAAGCCAAATCCTGCACCATTTTATCGCGGTCCATGTCTTGCTCAGCGGCAAATTCCGCGCGCTTGCGCTGCTCCTCGGCCATTGCCTTCTGGGCATCCAGTTGCAGCCGCGCCATGTCGGTCTGCTGCTTGGCTTGGGCCTTCATACCCTCAACCTGCATGAACGCCGCGTTGGGGTCGCCGCCCTGCTGGCCCTGCGCCGCCTGTGCGGCCTGCTGCATAAGCATCGCTTCGGTTTGCGGGTCCATGGGGTTGAAATAGCGATCCGCGTTTTGAAGCCCGCCCATAGCCATCATATCGGCCAAGGTGTTTCTGATCTGCGTCATGCTGACCAAGCCGTTCTGTGGCCCGTAAGATTGCCAAATCTGCATCTGGTGTTGTAGGACTTCGCGCAGGATCATTTCCCGCTCGACCTCGCCCCCGGTGCCGATCCCGACATTAGCCACAACGTCCATTTCCGCATTCCATGAACGCGGATCAACCGGGGCATAGGTGCCGTTGAGACGCATCATCACTTCCCCGTCGGCGTGTTGCCGCACCAGCTTTGCCATGATCTTGAAGAGGTTGCGCATCCCGCTTTCGGCCAAGTTCCGGGCCATCAATTCAACCTGCCCCGTCGCAGCCTGCTGCATAGCATTCACTGCCGTGGCGGTTTGGTTTTGCAGCACATCCGCATCAAGGCCAGAGGCCATGTCTGAAACGCCGGTTTTAGCTTTGATCTGGTCATCGAAGTATTGCAGCGCGGGCAGTGTGTGGCCCGCCGTGAAAGGTACCTCCAATGGGCGCAGCGCATCCATGTTGCGCGTCCGCACAACTCCGCCGATTTCATTGTTAAGCAAATCCTCAACCTCAACCTGCCCTTCAAGCATCTGCATTCGGGGGGTGTTGGTCATTGCCACGTTATCCAGAACACCGCGCAGCATGGAGGTTGCCGCGTCTTGCTCCTCTAGGATCACGTCAACAAGCGACCGGCCAAAGAATTGGTGCGGCTCGGGGTCGATCTGGAAAATCGCGTAAGGCTTTTCATCCGCAAGGTCATAATCCAGAACGTGGTAGCTATCGCCAATACACAAGAAGCGGTAAAGCGACGGTGCGCCCGTGCGCTCAATATCCACTGGCATATATGCCTCAGTGACCAGAACAAGGCGACTGCTATCGTCAGCGCTGTTTTCCGTATCGTACGCGTCAAGTTTGCGCTCGCGTTCGCTCATCGTGGCCGTGTCGGTCGTGCCAGCATGCTTCACAACCTCGTCAAACTTATACCCCATGTCCACCAAGTCACCGACGCGCATTGTGTCGTTGCGGTCGCCAATCACAAAAGCGTCATCAACGTCCGAGGCGTCGGCGCTGACAAAGAAGTTTTCAGGCGCAACACTGCGCATCTTGATTTCACCGCGCGACATTGTGCGGGAAACCTTCATGTCGTGAACTTGGGTATCTACCGCCTGCGCCGTGGCAGGGTCTTCTACGGACTCCATGCGCGCGCTGTGTTCCAGAATTTCGATTTCGTCGTCAGACGCAACAAGGGCAAACTGGTCATCGGTCAGGCCGGTGTATTCGTCTATCTCGGTTTTCTCGCATTCTTCGTGCCAGACCTTGGCAATGCCCGCCTTTTTCACAAGCGCGTCGTGGATCACGTCAGCAATAATGGAAAAGCCGTTTTGCTGCCCGAACTTCCACCGCACATAAGCCGTGGCCTGTTCCGCAGCCTCCACATCGTCAGGCTGCGTTGCGATGAACTCAACAGGCTTGTCAGTCGCCAAAAACGCACGGACCAAAGGCGGCTTGACCGCCCGCACGGTATCCCTGCACTTTGTTGCGACAACCTTTGACCGGCCTTCTTCGTGGCCAATGTCAACCTTGCCTTCAAAATACCGCTGCGCTTTTTCCCACTCCGGCGATAGATCACTTTCGATGTAATCAACCGCGTTCTGAATGGCCGACGAAACCAAGGATTTGATTTCATCGCGCGACATTGGTTTTTTCTGCATGTGGATTTCTCCATAAAAAAAGCCCCGGTGATAACCGAGGCTTATGGGCATACTTGCCCGCGATAAGAATGCCTTATTTTAAAAGGCGTTGCAACCTTTGCGGTGTTCGGGCATGGTTAGGGGATGGCTGAACACATCCTTGATAGACTTGGGCGGCGATATAGGCGATGGTTTATCGCCAGCGGCCTGTTTTTCTTTCCCGCTTCACTTGTTGCTTTAACGACTGCGGTTTACGCGGCATTCATGCACTACGGCATCGCCGTTGGCCTGATTATTAGCTGCACGATTAGCGGGGCGGCGTTAGCCTACGCTGCCCTTCGCGACCACCAGTTAGAAAACCAGTAGTCGCCAAAACATTAGCCACATACTTTGCTTGCGCATCGGTTAGCGCCTGCCCCGCCATTGCTTTATTGATGTAGTTCAACGCCGCGTCTGCGCTTTTGCCTTTCGTGGTCGTTAAAAACCGTGCGATTTCTTCGGCTACGCCCTCTTCCCGGAAAGCCCGCGCGTCTGCGGTTTCGCCAGTAAGGAATTGCACAACCTGCTTTACCGATGAAATAGGCTCACCACCCGCTGCGCTTTGAATCGCGTTGGGGGCCGATGCATCTTGGATTGTGCCTTGCACAGCCTGCCTTCGGGCGGTTCGGCTGTTTTCTGAAACCGCTGCACGCAAATTCAACCCGCTTGTTACTCGGTCAACTTCTTGGAAGAACGTGTCAGCCTCATCAGCACCCAAAACAATCCGCGCTTTGTCACGCATTGCTTTGGAAGAAAGGCGATCAACCGCGCGCTTGACTTCCCGCGCGTCAACATTCCGATCACTTGCTACGGTGCGCACGTTGTCCATCAATTCGTTGATCGAATTACGGAAACCGACCTTGGCCGAGTTGCGCGCATCCTGCGATGCGCCGGTCATCATGCGGATCACATCATCACGGGTGACGGAATCCCGCAAAAGGTTTGACCCCATTTTAAGGGCTTGATCCTCTGCGATTTTATCCCCGCCAACACGCAATGCCTGCGCATATGGCCCGTCTTGCCCGCCGGTTGCCTCTACGGCAGCGTTCCGCACCTCTTGGGCCAATCGCGCGGGGCGCAGGCCCTCTGGGGCGATCCGGCCAAACTCATCGCGCTTAGCCAAGCGGTCCAGTGATTTTTTCAACTCATCAAGCTGCCGAACATTCGGCATCTCCCTAAAGGCAACGCTTCCATCATCCGCAACCTGCGCCATGATCTGCTGATTCCTCAAGCCTTGAGAAAGCATTTCCTCGTTTGCGTCATCAATCGCAGATTTAAGCGTTCTTGGAGGAATGCGCCCAAGCACATCCTCAACTGCCCTGCCCTCGTTGGCGGCATAATTGATGGGTGTATTATACGCGGCGTCATAAGCTGCGCGGCGCTGTGGCCCCGTGCGGGCGGCGATTTCATCCGCTGCGGTGCTCACGCCTTGAGGCGGCGTACCCATTGCGTCATCGGCTGCGGCCCTGAATGCAGCGTTGCCGCGCGCTACACGCCCTTCAATGGCCTCGTTCACTACCGATTCAGGACGCCCACCTTTCGCCGCTACGGCGTCAAGAAGGCTGCGCGACCCTTGGGTTGCCTCACCCAGCATTGCGTCATCACCGCCCTGCATAAGCGCCCTGCGTGCGCCAGCAATGTCTCCAGCATCAACATGCTGCTTGATAACCCGCGCTGCTGGCTTGCTCAGTCCGAAACGGCGCATGATTTGTGATGTGTCGCTTTGCTTGAGCGCCTTCAAGCCTGCGTCCATTGCATCAGCGGCAAAAGGCCCTAGACCACCCAAAAGCCCACCAAGCCCCGCGCCGATCCCGGCTTGGGTTTGGGCATTGCTTACGCGCTCGTCTTGCGTTTCACCTTGCCCCGCGCCGTAAATCGCGCCCTCTGTGCCACCCGCCGTTGCGCCCGCAAGCAGGCCATAACCTGCCCGACCAAGCCGCGAGGCTGGTGCTGCTGACGCAATACTTGGAACTGCCGCCATCGCCATAGGCACGGCACCGGCAACGGTCCCCGCCGCCTGCAATCCCATCGACTGTCCCGGCTTCTCACGATCCATCGCAGATGATACAGCGCGCACGCCTTGTTGCGCTTCACCTTCACCGATACCCACTGCCTCAAGGCCCTTGGAAAAAGCACCCGCAGCCTCATCAACGTATGAACCCACGAAGGGGACGCCCTCGATGACCTTTGCGGCCCTTGCGGCAACGGGGTGCTGGTTGATTACCTGCTGGTCAAATCCAGACTGCACGACGCTTTGAACGTCCTCACCCCTCATAAGCCGCTCGACCGTCTCGGGGTCGCTGGTAGAATAACCTGGCGATGCAAACGAAACCGCGCCATTGCTCCCCTTGATAAAGCGACCGCCGCCTTCTTTTGTGGCAATGACATTTTCACCGCTTTGCTTTTGGCTAGACCCAGCCGCAAGCTCCAAAAACCGGCGCGCGGCTTGCGCGTCACCCGCCTTATCTGCCCGACGCGCTGCGTCCATGAGTTGCTCGTAAGTCGCCATTATTTCGGCACCCCATACTTTTTAAACAGTGCATCATCATCGGTTCCTGACGCGCCCCCCATAAACTCAGGCCGACCACCAAGCGCCGCATCCAGCGCGGCGGGGTCCCCGGTTTCATAGGCTTTTTGCAGAAGGCGGGTGTATTGCTGTTCAATGCGCTCAAGCGAATCTAGAACACGTTCTGTTGATTGGTTCATGTCAAGATTTGCAATCTGGCTATCCAAAAGCGCCAATTCCCGCTCTGACACAGCACCAAGCGCGCCGCCCGTTGGACTGGCCTTGCGCATCGCCGCCAAGGCATCAAACGCGAGGTTGGCCTTAATAGTCTGCGCCGTTGCCTCTGCGTTGTAAGCGCCCGTGCCGGGGATTGACCGCACTATGCTGCCAACTAGCCCCGTTGTCATCGTCGGGTTCGCCTCAATATCTTGTTTCAGCTTATCCACAACGCCAAGCACATTGACGGCTCCTGCCGCCTCGTTCTCGGCACGGTTGGCGTCTGCGCTGCTTGTGTCCTCTGGGCCGCCGGGGATGGGTTCCATGCGATAGGCCCCTGTTTCTTGATCCTGCACCATCTGATAGCCCTGCGGAATCGTGCCGACCTGTGGCCCCTGCCCCCCGACACTCACATTCACGCCACCACCGCCGATGGAAGTAATCTTGCCATCCGGCCCCATGTTATAGGCCTTGTTCGGGTCCAGCCCCATGCGCGCGGCTTCTTCGCCGGTCAGGGTACGGTATCCCCCGCCACCCTGCTGCGCTTTCGCCAGTGCAAACGCCTGTTGCGCCGTGATTGAGCCGTTGCGCACTCCTTCGGCCAAAGGGCCCATGCCGTTTTGCTCAAGCCAGTCTGCGGTCTTGTTCCGTTGCGTGGCGTTGGCCTTGGTTTTCCGGCGGTTTGAAATGCGGCCCTGCGCGGTCTGCATCAAGGCTTCATTCGGGTTCATTCTCATGCCCTCAAGGCCGATCACAAGGCGGTCAAACATATCCTGCGTTTTGTCGCGCTTGAGCCAAGGCTTTTGCTCCGGCTCTGGGGCTGTGCCTTGCGTGGAAAGTGTCATGTTGCCCAAAAGGCCGTTGTTCTGTGCCATCTGCCCACCTGTGTTTCTGGGGGTGTAGTCGCCACCCAAAAGCGCCGCCGCCTTTTCGCGGTGGCCCGCCATTTGGTTTTCAACCTTATCCCGAACCGTTCCCGGCGCTCCGCCATTGTTCGCATCGCTGCGGTTATACAACCCCGGCGCTCCTGCGTTCACGGTGCTGTATAGGTCCAAAAGCCCCATTCCAGGCTTTACGCCACTGCTTTTGAGGTAATTTGCAACCGCGCCTTCTGGCCCCAACTGCGAACCCAAAGGATCATTCCAATCAACGCCATATTGCCGCGCTTGTGGCTCACCAAACTGGATAAGACCGCGATGCTGGCCCCATTGCGTCGTTGGGCCGCGCTTAGTGGGATCAAACGTGCCAGCCGTTTCATAGCTGATCACTGTCGCCAGATCGAGTGGGTCAACGCCAACAGATTGAGCCGTTTGCAGAATACCGCTGCGAAGGTCCATCAACCCAGCTCCGCCGCCAAGCCCGCGTAATTCACGCGCTGGTATCCATCCGCGCCAACTGTCACAAACTCGGGGTACTTTTGCGCCACTTCGTCAGCCATGAAGCCAACAGTTGGCTGAGCAAGGTCGGCAAAATGCCTGCCATCCTCGTTCCAATCCCATTCGTAAACCGTCAAGCCGCCGCGCGTCCCGACGGGGCGAACGTTGGTCTTTAAGCGCCGGTCCGAAAGCAGGCTCGCGCCAAGAGACAGGTAGCCCAGCAGGCCCGGATTGCTTTCCTGTGTGCCGGTTTGCGTGCTTTGCCCCATATTCCCGGCTTGCACCGCCTGCATGGGCAGCGCCAAGGACCGTTCTGGTGCGCCTGAGAAGCCCGCATATTGCGCACGTGCCGCATCAATAAGCTGCTGGTTCAAAGCCTGCATAGAAAGGCCTTGTTGCTGCTGGTTTTGATTGATCCGCATGGCCTGATCAAAGCCCGTTTGAGAAAGGTTCCCAAGCTGCCCAGATGCTTGCAGGCCGATGCCTTGCTGACGCTGCGCCGCGCCCAATGCCGTATCAAAACCCTGCTGCCGCTGGTTGGCAAAGGTATTTGCCGCCTGACGTGCAAAGCCCTCATTGGTTATGCCTTCGGCCACGCCATGCCGCGATCCGCCAAACGCACCCGCCGCCGAGGCCTGCGCCCCAAGCGTGTTGGTCGCCATTTGCCGCTGACGCTCAATGTCCTGCTGCGTGCGGTCAATGACTTGATTTTGATATGGGTTGGCAAACTGTTGCATGTTAGGCCCCATGCCGGATGCAATGGTGCCTTGCTGCGCCATGTTAAGGTTGCCCGCCGATTGCTGAAAGGCATTGGTGCCTTGCGGCACATTTACGCCAGACGGGGCTGGACCGCCGATAGGCGGGGCGCTAGGGGGCGCTGACGTTTGTGGTGCGGCCTGCCCCGGCTGCTGTGTCTGGTTGTTCTGAAACCCGCCGTTAGCCATTAGTAAAGCCCTCCGATGCCAATGCCGCCCGCATGCGCGCCGCCGCCCAGCCCGCCGCCACGATTATTGCCAATGCCATTGCCGCCGCCGCCGCCATAATCACCGCCCTGAATACTCGCACGCTGTGATGCGCCGCCGCTGCCGCCGCCCTTGCCGCCATTCGCATTGTCAGGCTGTTCACCTGCAAAAACACCACTAGGGCCTGCGCCCGTCACGGGGTCCAGAAACGGGGCCATCATGGCGTTATACTGACCGGGCCGCGATTGATACAATTGGTCAATTGACTGCTCGTAAAGCGGGAATGCTGAATACCCTTGCAAGCCGCCTGCAAAGGTCTGCGGCTCTGGCGTGATCTGATTGCCCATGGCGTTTGGCAGGCCGTAAGCATCCGCCGCCATGCCTGTCGATTGCATCGCCGCTTGCTGCATTGGCGTCAGCGCCGCAACGTCAGGCCCCATGTAGGGGACATATCCCGTCTTGGCGATTTCCTCGGCCTTGGCGATGTTTCGCTTTGCCGGTTCCTCCAGCCAATCAGGGATTTCGACCTTCGTTGTGGAAGTCTGGCTTCCACCCTTGCCGCCACCACTCATTTCAAAACTCCTTTATCAAACTGGTATGGGCCGTTTCCCATCCACGCGATTTGTAAACCCGCGCCCAACCGGCCCGCCCGTTGATTGTGGCCGCTGTGCAGCCCTGTGATTTTGCCCACTCGACAATTCGATCATGCAGGCTCAAAACGTCCTCCATATCGCCACCAGCAAGAAAGCCGTTGACAACGCGCTTGCGCGGGAAGGTCACGATTTCGGTTACGATGCACCCTTTAGGCGCGGGCCAAAGCTGGAAACGCCCATCTAAAAGCCCGTGCAAAATGTCTTCGTAAAGGTGCGTGCCGCTGCTGTGTTCAAGCGCCGCTTCAATCCATTCGCGGCATCGGTTGGCCTCAAATAGAAGTGGCTGTGATTGTTCCTGCATTATCCACCTCAATTGCAAAGCGCGTGCCGTCTGGGCTGGTGAGGATCAACCGCCCCTCGCCAATTTCAACGTCCTGCCCGCGCTTGTGATTGCGCGCGTCCGCCTGCTCAATAAGTCCGTTTCTGCGTTGTTCGGCTACGCGGTCATATGATCCGCTCGGCAACGGCAGCTTCATCGCCGCCCGCCCGTTTCAACGTGCAACCGCTGCACACCAGCGCGCCATGCTGAATTTGTGACGCCTTCAACCCGCATTCGGACCTGCCGCCCCGAAAACCGCACGCTGCTAGGGTTGCCCAAGGCGTAAGGCCCGTGCGTGCTTTCCGCCGCATTGGGATAAAACCGCGTCTTGAATGTGATCTGCGCTTCACCCTGATCCTCTTCGTCAGGGATCAACTGCGTTGCATACATCACGTTATCGCCTGCACCGATGCTGATAGGGCCGGTTTCTGCGTATACATCCGCCCCGCCATGCGTGTTGCCGCTTTCGTGCTGATAAAGGTTTGTGCCATCGGCCCAAATCGGGTTACGAAACACGCCACGATCAACGCCAGCGGTGCGGCTTAAAGCGCCTGTTGACCAAACACCCGTTGCATAGTTCAACGTCACGTAGCGGTCAATTTCTGTGTCATCTTTTGAAGGATAAAACCACCAAATCTCCGAAAACTGCGCATTTAGAACCCCCCAAACCTTGGATGATTGGGGTGCGCTTAGATTGTCGAAAACAAGGTCATGCACATCGCAAGGGATTTCTTCAACCGCGCCCCCTGTAAAGCGATAAAAGCCGCGCCGCCCCATCCAAAACACGCCTTGATCTGTGCCAACCGCCGCCTGCCGTGATACTGCCCCGCAAGACGTGCCGACGCGCTCAAATCCGTACACAAAGGGCGGACCTTGATACTGCGCTACATGCGCATCATTGCTGGTCAATATCACCAATCCGGCCCGATCACGAACCGCTTGCATGATTTCGCCAGACGTTTGCAGTTCATAATCGCCCGCTTCATTCGTGGCCGATGGCGTCCATGTCGTATTGTCTTCGCGGTCAGACCATTGCACCTTGCGCGGATTTCCGCCTGCGCCAAGGGCAAACAGGAATCGTTCTTCCGTTACCGCAAGGCCGCTGCAATCCGTTGGCGCGCCTGAAATAGCCGCTGCTGCGGTTCCAGTGTTAAGCTGCCATTCATACAACACCCCATCCGCGCTACTGCACCCAACAAGGTATTCGCCCCAGTTATCCAAAGCCCACGTCGAGGCCTCTGAATACGTTGTTGCAATGCGCGGCGCACCGTAAAGCCCGACTCCATACAGGCCAGCGCCGTACCCGGTCAAAAGCGCCGCGTCCAATTCCCCCGCCGTTAGGCCCGCCGGGGTAATGTCTGAAATGGTGCCGCTTGCCGCCATGACATAAAGGGCATCGTGCGCGCCAAACGCTACATAGCGATCCGCAGCGTTTGTCCGCCACGCATGGGCCGATCTAGGCGTCGATGAAAGCGTATTATCCGTGTAGCTTTGCCACCCGCCAACCGGGCGCAATGAACCGTCCCGCCATCGCACAAGGTTGGCGTCTAACCACCGGCCCGATGAATCCAAATCCGTCCCGACCGAGTAAACACCCGGCGGGATTTCAAGCGGCAATAAAGGCATTTGTCAGCCAATACCGAACAAGGCGTCAACCTGCTCAGGCGTCAGGTCAGCCGACTGTGCGAGAATGGGAATAAGCCGATCTGTCCGCCCGATACGATCCTGAGTGCGCACAGCAACCCGTACAGGCAACCGTTCTTCGGTGGGGATGTGCCCAGCCTCAATAGCCCCGTCAATCGTGTCAGATACCCACGCGGGAATAGCCGTACCACCCGCCCAATCTTCGGCCTCTTGCTCTGTGATAAGGCCCGCACGATAAGCCGCAATCGCAAACTTGGCGCGGGACATGGAGGCGGTGGCGCGGAGTTGTTCGATAGATGGCGAATAGTCTTGTTTGACGAAATCCGTGTCTAAAGTTTCTTCGCCTGAAATAGCGTCTACGATCTTTCGCATCTTTACCTCCTATTGGTAGAAAATAGACGCTGTGCCAGCATCAAAATTGCTTGAGACTGTGGTGAGCCTGACAACATCCAACGCACCACCTAGTTCCAGAACCCCAGATGAGACTCGACCTCTGCTTGCACCGTGTTCAATACCAGTAAAAGAAGCGACCCACTTATTGGTCCCCGGCTCTCGGACTAATTCCCAAAACCCGGAGACAACATTTGATGCGCTAAATAGGTCGATTACAAACCCAGATGTGCTTGATGCGGCATTGGTAAACCGTTCGCTAATAGCGACATATCCGCTTGTTTCAGGCGTTCCACTCGTTCCGATTTGCAGAAGAAAATCATCAGAACCCGTTAAGCTAACGCCGTACATCAAAACTCGGATAAAATTGGTTCCAGAAGGTATGCTTGTGAAGTCAACTGTTGACCCACTCGTTGTTGCCGTTGGACCTACGGAAGTCCACGCTTGAGCATTAGCATCAATCGCCGCCTTGATCTTAGCAGGACTCACAAGGCTTTCCGCGGTGCTTGTACCTGTTTCCCAAGTGGCTTCCGTTTGCGTGTCACCGGGCTGCACTGAGGTGTCAGCAAGTGCGCCCTGTGCGGCTGTAGCAAAGTCCCCGGTGTCATTCCCCGCCGCTGTGCCTGCGTCGGTTATGTTTGCAAGCGTGTGCGTGTGCGACGTGTCGGCCTTGCCGTTGATCTGCGATTGAACGCCACTCGTCACGCCGTTAAGATAGTTCAATTCGGCGGTGCTGACCGTCGCCCCGTCCAGAATGGAAAATTCAGTCGCATTCACGCCGCCTAGTAGCGTGTCAAGGTCAGTCCATAGCGTGTTATTCTCATCGCCCCATGTATCATCAGACCCGCCGACCGTGGGCAGCGTCCATCCATAATTTGTCGTCGCCATCAAGCAACCTCCTGCCAAGTTGCGCCTGCATCTGGCGCATCCGTCCAAATTCCGCTTGCCTCACCGGCATCGGTCCAATTCGTTTCGTTCTTTCCGCCTGTCCAAAGCGTTGGGGCCATAAATTCAACCCGCGCTGCGATGATGTATCGGTGAACGATATGAGGGTTTGTGACGGTCGAAGCCGCCGCCGTATCGTTTGCCGCAAGGTTCACAATCATCGCCATAACCGGCGTTGTCGTTGTGCTTTCGGCTGTTGCGTCGTTTGTGCCTAGATTGATAACTCGCCCGATTGATGGCGCTGTGACTGCGCTTGGCGATTCTGCTCGGTTCGCCGCAAAGGCCGCAAAGCTATTGAATGCTACCCCTGTAGTAACCGTTGCCGCCTCAACCCCATTGGCGCTCAGGATATGCGACTGCGATACGGTCGGCGTTGTGACTGCGCTTTCGGATGTGGCGTCGTTTGCCGCCAATGTCGCAAAGCTGCTAAATTCAGCCGCAGATACTGTGCTGGTAGCGTTCAATATGTCAGCCGAAAGCGCGGCAAAGCTATTGAATGCTGTCCCTGTAGTAACCGTTGCCGCCTGAATCCCGTTGGCGTTTAGGGTATGCGATTGCACAACGTCCGGCGCTGTAACTGTGACCGCGCTTGCTGTGTCTTGCGCCGTTAGCGCGTGGGTCTGCCCAATTTGCGGGGCCGTGACTACGCTGGCCGCTTCTACATCATCCGCAAAGACTTTGTTTGCCTGCGCAACCGCCGGTGTCGTGATCGTCGCCGCGCTTTCAACGCTGACCGCCTCAAGGCCGTGGGATTGCCCCAGAATCCCGTTTGTGACCGCTGACGAGGTATCAACGCCAGATGCAGATAAGCCATGCTCCTGCCCTATCTGTGGGCTTGTGGTAGCGCTTTGCGCGGCAATGCCTGCCGCCGATAGGTCCGCCGTTGATGCTAGAGCGGGCTGCGTGACCGCGCTTGAAGCCTCAACATCATTAGCCAACAATTCTTCTGGGCTGACCCCATAGAGGTCACGGCCATAAAGGCCTGAGCCGTAAGCCATCGGCTTAGGTCGCGTCCCGCACGATTAATTCAATCGCATCAAGCGTGAAGGTGTTGCCGCTTGATACCGCTTGAGACGCAGTTAGAGACCCCGTGGCAAGCAGTTCGCCCACTCCATCAGTCAAAGCCCAATGCGAGGCCGTACCCGTGCCTGTCACGCTACCATCCGTGATAGCCGGAACCGTTGCCGCGCGGCCCGTGCCGCTCGAAGCGTTGGCAGGCCCTGTGACCGTCAAGCCGGTTTTGTTTCCCAGCGTGTTTGTCGATGTTGCCGCCGTGTAAGTCGTCGGTTCGCTGCTGCAAATATCAATGCGTGATCCGTTTGTGACGGCATATTGTACGCCATCATCAAGAATGCTGTCTGCAAGAAAAGCCATGTTTAGTTACTCCTGATCCGTAAGTTTCCGCCCCATTTAGCGGCCCTGCTGTCTGTCCTGATTGCGTCAATAGACGCTTGGTAATATGCCGCCCAAAGCTGCGCCCGCCCATCCTCGCGCAGATAGCCAGAAGTATGCTTTAGCGCCCCGTACAGGTAAGCATTCGGGAAACGTTCAAGCAGCCAATTGGACGTGTTGCTGTCGCTCAAGGCGGGAATGATTGCGCTGTATGACATCTCAACGGTCAATGCCTCGGCGGGCGTCGGGAATAACTCAATCTCGCCGCCTGTCAAAACATAATGGCAAGGCGTGCCGGTGGTGTCGCGAACTTCCGCGCGGCGATGCGCCATCTCGTTTTGCGACATGGGCTGCAGAGGGTCTTTCGCGTCTTTCACATGAAAGCGAATAGGCCGGTGAAAATCAGAGGGCAGTTCAAGATACCGGCTGCCTGCCGTGGCTGTGGCCCGCTTTTCGCGCCGCCAATGCTCCACGTCTGTTGCCAAATCGGCCTCGGCCAGCGTCACAAAAGGCGCGGCGTCAATGTCATCCCGGTTTAGCCAGTCCAAAATTGACGCCTTCAATTCGGCGTATGTCGTCAGGCTCATCACATAGCCCCAATGCTGCGAAGGTAGGCAACGATTTCAGCCGAACGCGGGTCTTGCGGGTCAAGGCCCATCATCGGGCTTTGCGCACCGTCAAAGCCAACAAACGCCTCCGGCATACCAGGCGTTGCGGGGTCGCTTGGCATACCCGGCGTTGCGCCGTTCACGGGCGGGTACATCGGCGCGGGGGCTGCGTTGCCGCCCATCGGTGTGCGCCCGTTCCCTTGCGGGCTGAATTGCGGCTGCACTTCCTGCATGGCCTGCGCCCCTTGCGCCAACCTGTCACCGAAGTTGCCTTGCGCAGACATCGAAGCGGGCCGCGCCTGCGGGCGGGTTTGTGCCATAGCGTCCATGCGGTCCTGATAGCCACGTGGCTTGATGCCGATCTCATTCAGCAAACCAGACAAGGGGCCACCCTGAAAGGTGTTGCCCGATGCGCCCGCGCCGCCGCCGTTGATCATGTCGAGAAGTCCAGTGAAATTCATGCTATCCCCTTCATGCGTCTGCGGATGGGGCCACCTGACGTAACCGCCGCCGTGTTGCCCGTCGCCATATATCGGAAGCTATCGGCACCGTGTGAGGTCCAGTCATGCAACGGCCTACCGCGCCATGTCTTGCCCTTCTCATCGAAGTCACGGCGATACTGCCGAAGCGCCTCAATCCCGCGTGCGCATTTTTCCTCATCAAACCAGCAACTCGCCAGGAAAGACCGCGCAGCTTGAATGCCATCGTCAAGCCGAAGCTGCGGGGCAATCTCAACCGGGCGAACCCCCAAGCTGTCCAGCGTTTCCAAGCGGCTCTTGCCAGTTCCTAGTTCCCGCACCCGCACGTCATGGGGCAGGATGTACCGCGTGTAGTTGTATTTCTTTTCCTGCAAGACGTTGGCGTAATGATCGAGGCCCACGCCACTACATTCGTAGTAGTCGATTAAGCGCCGCTCTTTGCCAACAATCTGCATAAACCAGATCGCCGTGCTGTCGCCCACGCCCAAATCCCAGCTTGTGATAACGCCCATGCTAGGCTCATGCGGCACTTTGCAAATCCGGCCAGCCTCATCCGCCGCCTTCATTTCATTGCCGTAGTATGCGCCCTGAATAGCGGCCTCAAAGCTGCATTCGTACTCTTGGGCAAAACGATCCTCGCCCATGATTTTTAGCGCGGCGTCAAGTTCCTCTTGGTCAATAATCCCCGTGTCGCTAGCCTTGTGAAAACCAACATACCACTCTGGGTCTTGCCTTGCCTGCTGATATGTATCCCAAAACCCGTTCTTGCCTTTTGGCGTTCCGATGAACACCGCCCAACCCTTGCGGTCGGACAGTGCGGGCCGGATTACTGCGGGCCAAGCATTTACGGGAAAGTCTGCTGGCTCATCAAGAACCGCCCCGTCAAAATATAGCCCGCGCATCCTGTCGTAGTTTTCCGCGCCGTAGAGGCGGATTCTTGCCCCGCCGGGAAGGTCAGCCCGTAATTCGCTTTCGTTAATCCCTGCGTCGGGGATTTGCGCGACATAGGCTTTCAGGTATTCCCAAGCGATGTCTTTTGCCTGCGAGAACAGCGGCGCGATGTAGGCATACCGCCCGTTGCCAGAAGTGTTCCGAAGCGCCGCGTCAACAAGATCAGCAATGCACGAAACAGTTTTGCCTGCCCGCCGGTGCGCGACTATACAAGCCCACCTTTGCTTTCGCTTGTGAAAGGAAACAAACGGGCCGCGCGGGCGGTAGCCCAGATCAATCGCTGTCACGCGGCACGCCCGTTACGACCTTCACCGTCATTTCCCCGTCTTTTCCAGTGCCTTCAACCTGCATGGGTAGCACCTTGCCAAGAAGGGCCATGAACGGGCCGGGGTTTTTCGTTGCCTGTTCTTCGAGGTAAGACACAATCCCCTCATCGCCAATCTTGTTGCCCGCGTTTTCCGCAGCCTTCACGATGGCGTCTTTCAGAAGCGAGGTTGATTTGTGTTTTGCGCCTTTGGGTTTTCCGGGGTTTCCCGGACCGAAACGGCCCGATTTGTCCCGTATTTTTCCGTCACTGCTCATAGGTTTCCCCCTGTCTGCTGCGAGGTGCAGGGCAATAAAAAACGCCCGAACCGTTAGGCTGGGCGTTAGACATACTAAATCACAATCTGCTTAGCACTTTTTTTTGATCGCTTCAAGCCCCCGCTATTTTCTGCAATGCAATTTTCAACCGGCGCAAATCCTCGGCCCTTTGCGTTGCGGGCTTGTCTGTTTCGCGCGCCACGAAAGAATACACTCGCGCCCCTAAAACATCGCGCAATTCAGCGTCAGCGGCAATCACGGCAAAGTCACCATCGCTGTCGTCATGGCCTGCTTTGGTTATGTCAAGGCAAGAGCGATAGCCCGCAATGCC